AACGGTACTTTTTTAGGGTCGGGCGACCCTGCCGCTGGTTCTAATGTAGCGCATACAGTAACAGCTGGTGATTTGGATATAGGGATGTTGCCAGTCTTTTCTGGTTATCATACTGGCAGCACACCAGTGGTAAACTTTGGACAAGACGGTACATTTGCTGGCAACGAAACAGCACAAGGCAATGCAGATGGCAATGGCAAAGGTAATTTTTATTATGAACCACCATCAGGCTTCTTAGCTCTATGCTCAGAAAACATTCCTGACCAAGCTGCAACACTAGACCCCAACCAAGATGGTTCTGTTCAAGATTATTTTAATACTGTGCTTTATACCGGCAATGGTTCAAATAGAGATATTACAGGCGTAGGATTTAACCCCAATTGGGTTTGGATTAAACAGAGAAGTGGTACTTATTCCCACGTCTTAGGTGATTCAGTACGGGGTGATAATAAGAATCTAACTTCAAATGGAACTGGGGCTGAAGAAGATGATTCATCTAAATTTAGAACTTTTGTTAGTGATGGTTTTCAAGTTGGTACACATAGTGGAGTAAATCAAAACAATCAAACTTATGTAGGGTGGAACTGGAAAGCTGGAACTTCATTTAGCAATGACGCAAGCTCAACAAGCGTTGGTAATACAGACAGTACAGGAAGTGTAAGCACTGCCTCTGGGTTTAGTATGATTTTATGGACAGGAGTAGCTGATGGTTCAACTCGAAATATAGCACATGGACTAGGTGCTGTACCAAAAATGATACTTGTGAAAAACAGAGAAAGAGCCGTTAATTGGGCAGTATATCACGTGGGTATTGGAAATACTAAAGCACTACATTTGGATACTACTTCTGCTGCAGTCACAGATGCTTCAGGATGGTGGGCTTCTACAACACCTACATCAGCAGTTTTTACAACTGGCCACGGTAGTGCATATCGTACAGGTGGTGGTAATGTAACAGAGGATTTCATTGCTTATTGCTTTGCTGAAGTAGCCGGCTACTCAAGTATTGGCAAATACAAGGGGAATGGGGCTGCAGATGGGCCGTTTGTTTATACAGGATTTAGGCCAGCTTTTATAATCTATAAGAAAACAAGTGGCACTGGGAATTGGGGGATTTTGGATAACAAAAGAAGTCCTTTTAATTTAACTCAAGCATGGGTAGCAGCAAACTTAAATAATGCTGAAACCAATGAATCTACAAGAGCAGTAGATTTTCTTTCAAATGGGTTTAAGGCAAGGGGAACAAATGCTGATTTAAATACATCAGGTGAAACATACATCTACATGGCATTTGCTGAGCAACCCTTTAAATACGCGAACGCGAGGTAGATTGTAGATGGCTTGGTGGTATAAAAACAAAAAACGCCTTAAAATAGGAAGATCGTGGAAAGACGATACAGGAAGACATATACAATCTAGCTGGATAGACTGGACTGATGAAAGAAAGGCAGCAAATTATATAATTTGGGATTTTATAACAAATGAGAATTTATTTGGCGCACCTGCACGTGTTACTGTAAATGCAGCTGCAGCATCAAGTGCTAATTTGCAAACTCTCTTTAATAAAACACAGCCACGCAGTTGGACAGAAAATATAGAAAAGATTTATAACGTACCTAATGATATAACTATGGGTGCATTAACTATACCTGAAAATATGAATGGAAGTTTAATAATAAACATAGATGGAACAGTAATTGGTGTTTCTGGTTCAGCTGGTGCATCTAATAGTGGTGCAGGTGGCGTAGGCGGTGCAGCTATATCAATAGCTTCTACTAGCGTGACAGTTAACGTTTTTGGTAACCTTCTTGCCGGCGGTGGCGGCGGAGGCGGTGGTGGAAACGGTGGAAATACAATCGGTATTCATGGTGGCGGAGCAGGCGGCGTTGGTGGTAGAGGACAGGGATATGGACTTGATGCAGTAAATGGATCTGATGGCGCAATAGGTGAAGCAAATGCTGGTACAGGTGGTTCTGGTGGTAATGGTGCAACTTATGGTGCAGCTGGTTTACCTGGTAAGATCGGGGCAAGCGGTAACATCACTAAAGGCAATAATGGTGGGATGGCCGGTGCAGCAGGAAGAGCAATAATTTTTAAAGAAATTTCTACATATGAGATTATAAAGATTTCAAGCGGAACAATAAGCGGAGCTTATTCTTAAAGCTATATAAATACAAGTAAAGAAAATACAAAGGAACAAGTTTATGCAATATAAAATAAGAGAAATTATACCATCAGGAGCTGTAGTAGACTTTGCAGATGGTTCATGGGCAGAAGTTCCTATGCTGAAGTCAGATTCTCGGGCCGATTTTGAAGTTAGATTGTCTGAATATGCTTTACACGAAGCAGACGAAAATCCTGCTTGGGCTTTAAACGCTAAGGGTCTTGAAGGAGAAGTTCAAATTAAAAAACAAACAGCTTCAAACGCTGGACTTAATACACTCAATCTTCCAACTTCGGATCCAGCAGTAGCAGGAACACTTTGGAGAGATGGAACAGATCTTAAAGTTAGTATAGGTTAATAATCTATGTGCAAAGTCTTAGATCTCAAAGGAACTAAAAGATGGCTCTAACAGGTAGTGGCGCAATAACCCTAGATGCAATGCACGTAGAAGCAGGTGGAACCACCGGTGACGAGTGCACTATTAATGATACTGATATAATTGGATTAATCGGTAAAACAGCTGGTGCTACTATGGCATTCAATGAATGGTACGGTGCATCTGGCGAGTTTTATAGTTTTCCAATAACTAATTCATGTTGTTTTAATGCTGCTGATACTCCATACTTTAATTTTACTCCTAGCTCTGCTGGTAATCTTAGGACTTGGACCTGGAGTGGTTGGATTAAAAAAAATATCAAGGAGTTCCATACAGTATTTGCTGCAACTACAGAGTTAAATTCTGGCAATAGCGCGGCACAGATTTCATATTATAATAGTGATATTTATATACTGGATTACTCCTATAGTGGAAGCGTTCAAAACTATGCTTTTATAACTGATGAAAAACATCGTGACACTTCAGCTTGGATGCATATTGTATTCGCCCTTGACACAACCCAAGCAACAGAAGGAAATAGAGCAAAATTATATGTTAATGGAGTACAGGTAACTTCTTTTTCAACAGAAACTTATCCAGCTCGAAATTATGACGGTCAAATAAATACCACTCTAAAACATTTTTATGGAAACGGATATGCTAGTCAAACTGTAGGAAATAATTTTGACGGATACCTAGCAGACGCAAACCTTATAGATGGTACTGCGTTAACACCTTCTAGTTTTGGTGAACTCAAAAACAACATATGGGTTCCAAAAGATACTGACGGGCTTACTTTTGGAGACCAAGGTCATAGACTAGAGTTTAAACAAGTTGGAACTGGAACAGCTGGTTCATCTACAATAGGTGCAGACACGAGTGGTGAAGGTAATCACTGGACATCAAATGCTTTAGCAGTACATGATTTTATGATTGACAGCCCTACTAATAACTTTTCTACGCTTAATCCTCTTATGGTTGATCCAACCTATCCTCTTACTCACCTTGAAGGCAATTTAAAATCTGTTCAAACTAATAAATATTTTGGTGGCTGTTCTAGTATTGTAATGTCAAAAAACATAGGCGGTAAATGGTATTTTGAAGCTAGTTCAATAGTTGCTGGACGCTTTCCAATTATATCAGTAGCACAACTAGGTAGGCCTAGTCCTAGCACTGGAAACAATGTGGCAACCCCGATTTTAGCTAATAGCACCGGTATACATACAATGGAGTATAGCTATCACGGCTATGATGGGGGTAGAAGAGGTCCGGCAAATGCAAGTGCTGGTTCACTAAGAGATAATAATACTTATAGGCATGAGGCAAATTGGGGATCTACTTTTGATACAGACGTATTGTCTGTTGCTTTAGATATGGACAATATGAAAGTTTACTTTGGAAAAAATGGTACTTGGCAAGGTTCCGGAAATCCGGCAGGTAATGCCAGCCCTGCATTTTCCAGTTTAGACGACAGAGATTATGTTTTTTGGCTTTCAGATGGTTCTGGAGCAGCTAATAAACTACACACATGGATAGCTAACTTTGGTCAAAATGGAACTATGTCTGGAACAAAAACTGCAGCAGGTGAACAGGACGATAATGATATTGGCGATTTTCTTTATGACGTGCCGGCTGGGTTTTTAGCTCTTTGTACAGCCAATCTTCCTGACCCAGTTGCAGCAATAGATCCAGCAGAAGGTGGTTCTCCTCAAGATTATTTTAGTGCTGATATTTTTACAGGCAACGGAACTAATCAAGATATTGATATAGGTTTT